AATCACAAGCAATTAAATAGCACAACAGAAACTATTAAACAATACTTGTTGGACCTGGGCTATTGTTATAAAAAGGATGCAACTTTGGCGGATAATACTAGATGTAATATCTTTTGTAAAGGTGGCTTGGAACATGGTGCAATACGTCACTATGCTGAAGCACATGACAAATACATCAAAGAAGAAATGGTGCATGGCAAGTATCAAAGAAGATTGGTTGCTCCACCCAAACAACCTTCTAAATACAATACAGGATCATTAATTAAATCAGCAGTAATTGTTGTTCCAATTGAAGACGCCCCAAGCACGGCAGACATTGATAAATTGAAGGAATTTGTTGGGAGCAAAGACCCTGCTATGTTGGTTAAACCCAGTGTGCAAGACATTATCAACAGCGTAAAAGCAGATAAGAAGGTGTAAATCGCGTAAGGACAGCGGTTACGCAGTGGTTTAAAAACTATATAAAATAGAGATAAAAAATAAAAATTAAAAAAAATAAATTAATTAAAAAAAATATTTCTATTTTTACATACAAAAATAAACCCTGCGTAGACGCTGTCCACGCTGTATTTGAAAGGTTATGATATGAGAAAACATTTGTTAGTTGTGCCAAAATGTAGGACTGGATTGTTAAGCAAAGAGTATTATGTAAAGTTTTTTGGAAACAAGGATGATGCTGAAGAATATGCATTTGTATGTAAATTAGCAGGGTATTGTGTAGATATTTTAGGCATGGATGAATACAACTTATCAAGAGTATACAAACATAGGGAATTGGAGTTTGAATTATAATGTTCACATACACTTTAACATTCCAGGATGCGTGTCACGCATTTATGAAATTTAAACAAAACTTAGAAGTAGAATTTGCAGATCCTATATTAAATCAGTTGTATGCTGATGAAGCAGAGGGTTTATGCACAATAACAATACGCCAACCCATTAATAATGGAGTTGTTGGTGTTATAAATGTGCAAGACAGCGGACTAGAAATAAGTTATCTGGATCCAGAACTGGAGTTTGTGCGTAAATTACAATGTTGAAATTTTGATAAGGATTCAAGTTTTATCAAAATAGGGCTGAATGTTAATCAGATTTTATCAGAAATCGTTGACAACAGCCTGTTAAACCTGTATACTAAATATACGTGCTGGGATTATGTGGTGTGGTTCCAGCAACGTGTGTGTAATTAAATCCTGGAGCCCCCTATCGTGAGATACGGGGTTTCCTTTTGGCAAGGCTCAGGTCGCATGGTCCTGTTTAGTTTGTTATAATTGATACATGGGCTACACAATGTAGTTCATATAACACAAAGGAGGGTCCAAAATGGCCCAATCATTAAAACACAAAGTTCGTAAACTGGCAGAGCAGTTTAATATCAGTGCTATCATCAGCACAGCACAAGAAGTTCAAGCAGACATCACAGATGAAGCCGCTTGGAACGCATTGTCAAATCAACAACGCTTGGATTGGTTTGAAGCACAATGTAAATTACATGGATTGACCATTAAGCCATTTAGCAACCAACTCAGCATCAACGAGTTTAAACTTCCAAAGTCATATCAGCATCCTTATTTCTGTGTGTTCTTACCCGCTGAACTACATGCTGAAGGACGCCGTGAAGATTTTCATTTAGAAATTGGTAGTGCCTACGCAAGTCCAGCACATGGTGATATTTGGCCCACACATCCAGGGCTCAAAGGCAAAGAGCGTCAGATAACTGAAGTAATGCGTTTGCGTAAAGAACTAAACATCTAAAACAAACAAGCCCCGCAAGGGGCTTTCTTATGACTTAAATAAAGTTATCCTACTACCTAGGACCTGGCGGCCACAGCCCAGTCAACGCCATTGACTAAAAGTGGCACTTTTATGGCTAAGAGCAAGTTTCTTTTCTATACCAGGTAAGTAAGCGTATAGATTTGGAGATTGCATAGAAATGAAAACACAACCACGCGGCTTGGTTAATCCGCCCCATCCCACAACATATCGTCAAATAGAGATCTTAGGTAATGTCACAGACATACAGTGGATCCCACAACGCATCATGTCAAGTGCGTTTGGCGAACAAGATCTAGCACACAGTGAAATTAGAATACAAGATCAACTCAAAGGTATTCAGTGCTTGGACACACTACTACATGAAGTTACACATGTGGTATCTGACTTACTACATTTAGAATTAAGTGAGCATCAAGTTCACAACCTAGGTATGGCATGGGCACAAATATTCTTTGCCAACCCTGAACTACTAGGCTTTATTGCTGAAAGGACACAGGAAGAAGATGAACGAAGAATCAAACGATAACACATATAACAAACCTGGACCCAATGGTGAACATAAGTGGGCTGAGAAAACAGTCCTAGGCATAGTTGTTGGACGAAATAAAATCATTGTCCCACCTGAAGAAGTAGAACACTTGGCAAGTTTAGGAGTCTCTGACCGTGAAATTGCTGCCTACTTTGATGTGCATGAAAACACATTAAGATACAACTTTAAGGAATTTCTTACAAAAGGCCGTCATAATTTAAAGATCACATTGCGTCAAGCACAGTTAAGAGTTGCATTAGAAGGTAATCCCACAATGCTGATTTGGTTGGGTAAAAACATACTGAGTCAAAATGATACTGGAACCACAAGTGATGACAAGCGTCCGTTACCTTGGAGTGATGACATGGATGACGACACCATTGATGATGAACAGGAAGAACAAGATGCTGATACAGAAACTTGATGATTACGAATTAAAGATTAGTCTAAGTTGGCTAACACCTAAAGAACTACAACTCAAAATAACAAGCACAATACTTGATGGTGTCACAGGGTCAGTTCACAACCGCAGTTATTTTGTAACGCCAGAAGAAGCCATGCGTATTGCTGATCACATTAACGATGTGCTATGCCGTTAAGTGCCAAGCAACAACTGATTGCTGATAGTGATACACGATTTCGTGTAGTGCTTGCGGGTCGTCGTGGAGGCAAAACATTTCTCGCCATGCGTGAAGTGTGTAGGTTTGCAAGTAAACCAAATAGTGTTGTGTGGATGTTGGCCAATAGTAGACAGCAGATTAAAAGTCTATGCTGGACCAAACTAAAAAAGAAACTAAGCAAGTTAAATTGGATTGAAGATACTAATGAAAGCGAACTTACGATCAGACTCAAAAATAATAGTCAAATATGTTTGAAGTCAGCAGAGCAGGGAGATAACCTCAGGGGGGAAAGCATCTCATTTATTTGTGTGGATGAGTTCTGTGACATTGATATTGAAAACATTTGGCATCAAATCATACGCCCTAGTTTGAGTGACAAACGTGGACACGCCTTGTTTACTGGGACTCCCAAAGCAGGCAATCAGGCTGCAAGAGACTTGTATGATAATCATTTGACAAAGCCAAATTGGGCAAGTTTTAGTTACACAACAGCAGAGGGTGGCTTTGTAGATGCAGATGAGATTGAACAAGCCAAGCAAGACTTATCACCCAAGGTGTTCTTACAAGAATACTGTGCTAGTTGGCAAGTGTTTGCTGGAATTATATTTGGTGAGTTTGGCGAGCATAACATTCGTGAAGTGCGTAAGCCCACAGAAACAGAACCTGTATTCATAGGCATGGACTTTAATGGCACGCCAATGAGTGCAGTTGTTGGTCGTCAAACGCCCACAGGTATTGAAGTGTATGATGAGATCTATCTTGACAACAGTAACACACAAGAAATGATCAATGAGATTAGAAGTAGATATCCGCGTAATCCCATCACTGTGTTTCCTGACCCTGCTGGTGTTCAGCGTAAGACCAGTGCTGGTGGTAACACTGATATCAAGTTGTTGGAGATGGCTGGCTTTGTCACACGCTATCATAGACAACACCCCTTGGTGCGAGATCGCATCAACAGTGGCAATAGTTTATTCTTCAAGCGACCAGATGACAGCACACGCTTCTTCATTGATCCTGTTTGTAAAAAGACCATTGCTTGTTTTAAGAACTGGTCATACAAACCAGACAGTATGCAACCAGACAAGGACAAGGGTTGGGATCATGGAGCAGATGCTGCCACATATTGGATTCAGTATTCATTCCCAATCACTAAACCAGTGGAAGCACGATCACCACAGCGATGGGGGCATCAACTGGCCTAAGCATGAGCATAAATAAAGATACCAGACATCTACTGATCACAGACGGTCTATACAAGGAAATGAAAAGCAATGGATACAATTCTAAGCCAGAACTACGCTGACGCGGCCTCAGTGAACCCGCTTGTCAGTCGTAACAGACAACGCTACGAGTTTTTATATGATAGTTTCTCAGGTGGGGAAACTTATCGCAAAGGCGGCTATCTTACACGCTACCAACTTGAAACAGCAAATGAATACAATCAACGCTTGGCCAACACCCCATATGATAATCATCCACGCAGTATCATTTCCACTTACATTAGTTTCTTGTTTAGAACTGAACCTGAGCGTGTATTAACAGGTTTAGAAAATGATCCAGCATTAGTGGCCTTCTTGGCTGATGCTGATCATGAAGGTCGTGACTTAGACAGTTTCATGAAGCAGGCCGCAACATGGGCCAATGTGTTTGGACATTCATGGATCATAATGTCAAAAGCCAACATTGGCGCCATTACCCGTGCTGATGAACTTGCCGCTGGTGTGCGTCCTTATTTGAATCTCTTGTCACCATTACTGGTCACAGATTTCTCATGGACTAGATTAGAAAGTGGTCGTTATGAACTTTCATATTTCAAATACATTGAAGACAGCAACAGCAGTGTTTCAGTTGTTAAAGAATGGACACCAGAGTTTATTCAAACCACAACCATCAATCATGAAAAGCAAGAAGTAAAAAACAAAAGCATTGAAATCAATCAACTAGGTGTTATCCCTGCTGTTATTTTATACAATCAAACTTCAACCATTCGTGGCTTGGGTATTAGTAGTATTGAAGACATTGCTGATGCGTCAAGAATGATTTATAACTTGACCAGTGAAGTTGAACAAGGCATTCGTCTTGGTAGTCATCCAAGTCTTGTTACCACAGCAGATACCAATGTAGGTTCAGGAGCAGGAGCATTGATTCATATGCCGCAGTCCATGGATCCTGCCTTAAAGCCTTATGTGTTAGAGTTTAGTGGACAAGAAGTGTCAAGCATTTACACAGCCATCAACAACATTGTCAGCAGTATTGACAAGATGGCCAACACAGGCAGTATCCGTGCCAATGAAGCACAAGTCATGAGTGGCGTCAGCAGAGAAGTAGAGTTCGCTTTGCTCAACAGCCGCTTAAGTGAAATGGCAGACAACATTGAATTGTGTGAAGAACAGTTGTGGAAACTGTATGCTCTGTATCAAAACTTAACTTGGTCAGGCACCGTTGAATATCCAGACTCATTTGCTATTCACGATACACAAAATGAATTAGACCAGTTGATTAAAACTTATAGCACCGTTGAAGACCCTGCTGTTAAAACATCAATTGTAGAAAAAATTAAAGGCTTGTTGGATCTCACAGCGGATGCAACACCTCAACCCAATACAGCAGGTGACAACCTAGCAGTATAAGACAGCAAGAAGTTGTCACAAAACAATACTCCAAGAGAGGCGGGATTTATGTTGGATCAAGAAAACACAACAGCAACCGTGGACACTGACACATCCACTGAAACAAACAGTCAGGTATCAAAGACCTTTACTCAAGATGAGGTAAATGCTATTCTAGCCAAGAGTAAGACTCAACTAGAAAAGAAACTCTCAGGCAAATATGCTGATCTAGGCGAACCAGATGAGTTGCGAGATATCGTAACCAACTATCGCAAACAACAGCAAGATCTTGAAGTTAAAAAAGGAAACTTTGAAAAGGTCATGGCAGATGCAATCTCCAAGAAGGAGGCTGAAATTGCCAAACGCGATAATATCATTCGTGAATTCAAATTAGAACAACCATTGATGAACTACGCCGCACAATATCGTAGTGTGAATCCTGCACAAGTGAAACAACTTCTCAGGAACAATTTAAGACTAAATGAAGAAGGCGATGTTGAAGTGTTAGATGAAAAAGGCACAGTGAGATACAGTGAGAAGGGCAAACCATTAAGTGTTGAACAATATGTTCAAGAATGGCTTCAGTCCAATCCCCACTTTGTTTCTGCTACTCCTGCTACTACTAACACAAATGGTGGAGTCCGTGACAACAGTCCTGGACCAGTTGATTTAGGTTCATTAGATCTCACTCGCAGTGACCACAGGAAAATATACGCTGAAGCAAGACGCAACGGCAAAATTTAATTTTAAGGAAAATATAAAATGGCTTTTAATACCTCATATGATTTAGACGCATTAGTAGTTGCTACCAAAGCAGCCACAGTCTATACAGCACAAGAAAACTCCCTATTCTTAGGTGGTGGTCTTATCCCTATGGTTAACCTACCAGCAGGTAGCAATTCCGCACAGATTCCAGTTATGGGTTCTGTTACAGCCAGCAAGTTGACAAGTGCAAGTCACGATGCTGAAGATTTTGCCGCACTTGGCATTACTGATACTAAAGTTACAATCTCTGCTAACATCTACGCCGCTCGTGATGTCATGCGTGATCTAGGTGCTATTGATCCATCTGAACTTGGCCGTGTATTAGGTCAATCAGTTGCCAAAGCATTTGATGCAGATGTTATCACAGCAATGAACTCATTGACAGCCAGCACTGGTGATAGCGATCCAGTTTCAGTTGACGCAATTTTCAACGCAGTTGCACAAATCCGTGGTGCTGGTGAAATGGGTCAATTGTATGGTATCTTGAGCCCAGCCCAAGCAGCCGCACTAATGAAAGCAATTGGCACAGCCGCTTACGCTGGTGGCACATTCCAGAACGAAGCAATGACAAATGGTTTCTTGGCCAGTGTTGGTGGTGTTCGTTTATTCCAGAGTGCTTATGTTACTGGAACAAACAAGGGATTTATTTTCTCCCAAGATGCTCTCAGAATCGCAATGTTCAAGAATGTTGATTTAGAAATTCAACGCCGTGCAGCCGCAGTTGGTAACGACATTGTTGCAAGTTTACACGCTGGTGTTGGTGTTATTGATGCCACACGCGGTATTAAACTTGTTAATGTTTAATATTTAAATCAAGGAGGTCACGATGTCGTTTATTATTTCAGGAACAACAGTTCGCAGTTTTGCGGATTACCAGGATGTAGTGGATCGCGACCAACGGATTTTTGAAAGTAATGAGGGATTAACTGATGTTGTTGTAGAAGATGCCTTGATCCGTGCCAGTGAGAGATTGCTTGCACGTATCAAAAGCAGTGACTGGTGGAAAGATTACCAATTCACTCGTGATGCATCTTTGAAGAATGATGTCAGACTAATTCCCTCAGTCAATGCCGCAAGGATAGTGGCACGCAAAGCAGACTTTACTGACTTGTGTGTATACTTGGCCTTGGCAGAATATATTTTGCCAAAGGTAGCAGACTTTTCAAATCTAGATAGTGCTGAGGTTCAAAAGATCAAGTATTATGAAGATAAAACTGAAAAGATGTTTGTGGAATTGATTGAGTCTGGAGACTTCTACGACTTTGCTGGAGACGGCACAGTTAATACAAGTGATAAGGCTCCATCTAAACTTAACTTGATTCGTGCAAGATGAGAACAGAACTATTAAATTATCTCAAAGCAAACTTGGCAGGTGGCATTACTACCTCACCAGAGTTGCCTTGGGCACAAGGTGATAGTCCTTTATACCTCACTAACAAGAAACGAGTTTATCTTGATGAGCCAACCACTAAACAAACTCCAGTCATTCAGGTGCTTGATGGCACGGATATCATGGAAACTGTAACAACAGTCCAAGGATATCTTGCAGTAGACGCCAAGACAAGACCCATTGATTTAGATTCAACATTGACTACTTTAAGAGTAGCAAAAGATTTGAGCAACATACCAACTTCTTTCAGAAAAGAATTTGACTATGATGCTTCTATAGACAGAGATGTCGTAACTTATACTTTTGAGTATAGGTTTTACACAATTAATTAAGGAACAAAAAAATGGCATATATTAATGCAACTACCGCGGTAAACCGCGTTAAACTTGTTCTTGTTAAGTATGATGCTTCAGCACACGCTACCCTTACAAGTAGTGACTTTTATAGTGCTGTTGATTCTGCTACTGGTGCTTTGACACTGGCTGCAGGAGCCATTGAACTAGCAGGTTTACAAGATGTGACAATCAACAACGCTAACGGATCATTTCGCTGGCAGCAACTCGACCAGTCTGGTGAAAGTGTAATCACTACAGTTTCAACCAACAGCCTAAGTGGCAACTTCGTTCTTGACCCAACCCTGTTCTTTGGAACAACTGGTGCAACTACAACAGCCATCACAGCAGGTATTTTTGGTCTAAGTAACACACGCACACAAGTGGCATTCATGATTGCTCCAAGTGGTGCTACTACTGGTGCAACTCCTGACAACTACTTGATCATGGGCAATGGCTTTGTATCTAGCCTAGCCCCTTCTGTTAGTGCGTCAAGTCCAGTCTGGGTTAGCCCTGTAACTATTGAAGTTAACGGCGACTACACATTGGCTGCTATTGCTTAATTGATCACAAGTTGATTTAGTAAACAAGCCCCCTACCCTGGGGGCTTTGTCTTGGGCTAAATATCTGTAACTAGCCCTAGGAGGTAAGTTATGATTTTTGATAAGTTGAGCACAGAAGATATTCTCAAGAGCATGGAAGCAGAAGCAGCCAAATGCATTGCAGAACTAAAGTGCAGTCGTAAGGACTTGGAACAAGCAGACGCAAGATTGCGTTTTCTACTAAGCACCATACATCATTTAAAAGATAAGATTGGAAAATAAGATATGTTGATAAGCGAAGTCGCAAAGAAACCCACACTAATTAGAATGGATCTTGATGATCCCAAGATTGTAGAAGCCTACGGGGATACAATCACCTTCTACATGTATGATAATATAGACCTCAACACCTACTTTAACTTTTTTAAAGTTCAGCAGGATGAGGATGGAACAGAATTGAATAAACTGATTCGTAAGATTGTTTTGATCC